TAACAAATTCTCGCGGAACTGCATCAGTTGTAGATAGCACGGCCGATTTAGTTGGTATAACTCGTCATACAATTAGAAATACAACTTATGATGGCGCAATAAAACCATTAATCTCAGGTGTCATTACTCAACCGGGTCGTTATATTGATACTAAAGGATTCCTAAGTTGGAATATGCGTCTGCAAGATAATGATTTCTATCAAGAATATTCATATGTCATTAAGGTTACGGAAATTGTTGACAAATATCGCGATGTGGTTAAGAGGATATTGCATCCTGCAGGTTCAAAGATGTTTGGTAGCTATCAATTTGTTTCTAATACCAATCTGACACACAATCATGGGTTTATTTATAGTCAGCAAGTTTTACTTCCAATACCACTTAATGTTAGCACAGCAAGTCTTTTATCCGCCAATATATCCGTTGCTACAGAAGACTCTCAACCAGTTGGATTAGCATTTAGTCCTGAAGGGCGCCGCATGTATATGATTGGTACTAACACGGACAAAGTTTATCAATATAAGCTATCCACAGCATTTGATGTTTCTACTGCAACTTATACATCCAAAAATATTTCAATAGCAAATACTTCAACTTCAGGCCCAGGTGATACTGAACCTCGTGATGTTCAGTTTCATCCTGAAGGTCATACCATGTACATAGTCGGTATCAATAGAGATACAATATGGCAATATAGTCTATCTACTCCTTGGGATATAACAACAGCTACGTATGCATCTAAAAGCAAAGATGTGTCTGCTCAAGATACTTCTCCGCAATCAATCACATTTGGTGATGATGGATATAAGATGTATGTTCTTGGTTCTACTAATGATAGAATATTTCAATATACATTATCAACTCCGTGGGATGTATCTACTGCCACATTTGCTTCTAAATTTTTATCTGTTGCCTCGGAAGAAAATTCTCCGCAAGGTATGGCCCTTAGTAATGATGGCAAGAAAGTATTAGTTGTTGGTAGCAGTAATGATACTGTTTATCAATATTCTTTATCTACTGCATTTGATATATCGACAGGATCCTATGATAGCAAGAATATAAATGTGTCCGTTCAAGAATCTGTACCCCATGCTATTGCTTTAAGTTTGGATCAAACTAAAATGTTTATCTTAGGTACAGGTACTGATATAGTTTATACCTATCAAAGGTCTACCTAGACCTGATAAATAATCGGACTAGGATATAGAGGTTCCATGACAAATAGAATCACACCATTTTTTAGATTGAATACAGCCGATCAGCTGCTTGAGTCATTTGACGAACCAGCGCCCACCAGGATGTATATGTTTATTGGTCGGATTACTCCTTTTGCAAATGATTCTTTACCACCTAGTGTGACAAATACTCAATTTACTACACAATTTGATATCTATCGCGATATGGTTGCTATGAAACGTATTAATTCAACCGATGTGATATCTGTAACACCTAGATATAATTGGACAAATAATACAGTCTATACTGAATTTGATGACAATATAGCAAATCTATTTGATAGACAATTTTATGTTGTTACAACAGAAAATAATGTTTATAAGTGTTTGGATAATAATCGTGGAGCAGCTTCAACTGAGGAACCTTCGGGTACTAGCACATCCGTTATTAGCACCGCCGATGGATATCGTTGGAAATTCTTATATGCGATAACCACGGCCGATGCCCAAAAATTCTTGACAGAAACTTATATTCCTGTAAGACAGGTAACAGCCAACAACGGAAGCGCACAATGGGCAGTGCAGCAAGTAGCATCAAACGGTTCTATAGATCATATTAGAGTTACTTCAAATGGTACAGGTTATATTAGCACAACCAATAATTTTCTATCAATAACTAATTCTACTGTGGTTAGATTAGCTAATAATGCATTGCAAGTTGATAGTGCCTATACTGGTTCGACCATTTACATTAAATCAGGTTTAGGTACCGGACAATTACGCCGTATTATTAAATATACTGGTACCGGTCGAATTGTTACAGTCAATGGTGCTTTCACAATCACACCAAATACATCATCCGCATATATTGTTGCACCTAATGTTATAATTACAGGCGATAGTGGTGCAACCGCAGCGATTCGTGCTTCAGCTTATGTGTCAAATTCGCTAGGTGGTCAAATTCGTAAAATTACATTAATAACAAATGGTCGTAATTATGGCCAAGCAAATGTAATCATATCCGCAAATTCATCTTATGGATCAGGCGCTACAGCTCGTGCTATAATATCACCAAGAAATGGTCATGGTAGTAATGCCCGACATGAGCTAAATGCTAAAGATTTGATGATGTCAATTTCAGTATCAGGTGGTGAATCAAATACATTTCCAACAAATAATGATTTCAGAACTGTTGGTTTGATACGTGATCCTAAACTTAGAAGCGGGCCCGCCGCAAATGCATCTGTTATAGATCAATGCCACCGCATAGTAATACAGAATGTAACGGGTGACTATTCCGCTGATGAAGTTGTTACAGGTGGTGTTAGTGGTGCTAAAGCCCGAGTTGTTTATTTTGCAAATACTAATGCAGCGCGTAGCAAAGGTATACTTCGAGTGATTCGTTTATCGCCGAATGGTACTGGTGGTGGATTTGCTCAGACGGAAACTTTAACGGCCGTATCATCTGGTGTGACAGCAACAATCATAAATGCAATTAAGCCTGCTATTAGAGAAAACACTGGAGATGTGTTATACATAGAAAGCAATTCTCCAATAGTTAGAAAGCCCGACCAGCTTGAAGAATTTCGCTTTGTCGTGACGTTTTAGGGAGTAAAAGAGACAGATGGCATCTATTGCTAATACCGTCACGCTTTCGACAAATCTTAACGTTGATCCGTATTATGACGATTTCAGCGAATCTAAGAATTTTCATCGCATTCTATTTCGGCCAGGTTTGGCCGTGCAGGCGCGTGAACTTACTCAAATTCAGTCTATTCTTCAGAATCAAATCGATCGTTTTGCCGAGCATGTTTTCAAAGAAGGTAGCATTGTTAGAGGCTGCCAGACCATTCTTGATAAAGATGTAGTCTACATGAAGCTGCGTGATAAGGCATCTAATGGTACAACTGTAGTCAATGTTTATTCCTTTTTGTATAAAACCGTCACTGGATCTACATCTGGTGTTTCGGCTAGTGTTATTAAAGTAAATGATGGTTCAGAAGCCAATACACCAAATTTTAAAACTCTATTTGTGAAATTTACTGGTGGTAATAGCAGCAGACGTACATTTGCTAATGGCGAAGTTTTAACTGCTTCGGGTGGTGGTGGGCTTACAGCTAATCTTATTACATCATCGGCCACAGGATATTCGGCCCTAATGACAATTAATGAGGGTGTAGTTTACGCCAAAGATCATTTTATCAGAACAGATTCCGATCTTTTAGTTGTTTCAAAATACAGCTCAAATGCTACAGTCAGAGTGGGCTTCAATATAATTGAGAGCATTATTAAAGAGGCCGATGATTCAACGCTTCTTGATCCCGCATCAGGTGCATATAATTTTGCTGCCCCGGGCGCGGCCCGACTAAAGTTAACGACTGAATTTATTCGCATTAATACGAATGCAACGGCCAGCAATAATTTTGTTGAGCTATTACAAATCAAAGACGGCGAAATTCAAGCTCGCTCCGATACACCACAATATAATCTTCTCAAAGACTATTTTGCTCAAAGAACATATGATGAATCTGGTAATTATATCGTAACAGGTATGTTACCAAGACTTCGTGAACATTTGCTAACTGGTAATAATCAAGGTGTCTTTACTGCAGGTGAGGGTGGTAGCTCATCTAAGCTTGTGGTTGAAGTAAATCCAGGTAAAGCATATGTTCAGGGTTATGATATTGAGCTATTACAAAGCAAGCGAGTATCAATTGATAAGGCCACCGATTATAATTCAGTCGAACAGGCCAGCGCACTTATCGACTACGGCAATTACATACTTGCAGATAATGTGGTTGGTTCTTGGGGCGTAAATGCTCAGGATAGAGTCAGCCTTAGATCACAGCAAGCTAATGCAGTATCAACAAGAAATTATTCTATAACATCATTTTCTGGTTCAGAAATTGGCACCGCGCGAGTTAGAGCTATTGAATATGAATCAGGTACACCAGGTCTTCCATCTGCACAATATCGTGTATATCTAACCGATATTAATATGAATGCTGGATTTGGTTTTGCCAATGTTCAGTCAATCATGTATAGTGCCGGTGCTGGTCAAGCTAATGGTAAGGCCGATATTGTCGGATCAAACGGTAAAAATGCAAATACAACTGATCCATCATTTGATGTCGCATTATTTCGTCTACCAGCAACGGCCATAAGAAGGCTGCGAGATACTACAGGCGCCGTTGATACCAATTTTAGATTTGAAAAGTCTTTCGACATTACATTTGGTACTGGTGGTACGGCATCAGTATTAACTGGTAGAGCGGATGAAACCTTCTCAGGTAGCGGTACTCTATCATCTGCAACTGGTCGCTTAAATTATTATGTGGTTGCAAGAAGTTCAGGTAATACTGGAGCGGTTAGCACCCTAAGACTAAGCACCACAAGCGGGTCAAATACCATAACTCGTTCAAATAGCTCAATTGATCTAACAACAAGATTTAGTCCTGGTGAGTTAATTCGAGTTGCAAATACTGGCGATTTTATTGTTACATCTGTATCAGCATCATCTTTGAATACCTTATCAACAGCTGGTGCTACCCGCACAAATATGCGAGTTCATAAGCTTATAAAACAAGGTCAGGTATTGGATTTTGGTGGTAGCGGTGGTTTAGCTGGAGCAGCTCGTACCATCACAGTATCATCTTCAACTCAAACTGATTTTGATCTGAAAGAAACTCTTGGTGCATC